ACTTGGATCTTTAGTTTTAGATAAAACTGATATTCTAAAAAGAATTGAAGAGAATGAGAAAACACAACGGGATAAGTATAAAGGTGTACTCAAGAAGTTTTCTGATTTAGAAAAATACCAAGGACAAATACAGACAAAACAAAACAAGTTAATAAAAGATAGAGATTTTTATCTTGAGAATGCCGATTGTCTGTCATGTGGCCAATCTTTACCAGAAGATTTTAGGAATGACAAACTCAAAACACTACAAGAAAGTATTTCGGATTACGGTGTAAATCTTTCTAAACTAGAAACTGAGTTGGAAAAAACTTCCGTACTGAAAGATGAACTAAAGGTATTAGAAGAAGAATACTCAACTTTGGTTGAAAAGAAGTTTAGTTGTGATAAAGATATTGACAACCACCATAGTTACATACGAAAACTTGAAAAACAGTTATCATCTGTAAGTAATGTTGATATGACCACGACAATAGAAGAACTCAAGGTAACAGAACGAAAACTTATTGAAGTAGAAAAACAACGAGAGGAAGCAGTTAAACAAAGAGAACTATATACAGTAGCAGCCGAACTGCTAAAAGATAAGGGCATCAAAACACAGATTGTCAAACAGTATGTTCCAGTGATGAACAAACTTATCAATAAGTATTTGGCTAAGATGGAGTTCTTTGTAAACTTTGAACTTGATGAAAACTTTAACGAAGTGATTAAGTCTCGTCACCGTGATGTGTTTAGTTACGCATCATTCAGTGAAGGAGAAAAGGCTCGACTTGATCTGGCACTGTTACTTACTTGGCGTAGTATTGCGAAGATGAAGAATAGTTCTCATACGAATCTGCTAATACTGGACGAAGTATTTGATGGTTCACTTGATAATGTTGGTATTGAAAGTTTAATGGAAATACTGAATGAAACACAAGACACCAATATCTTTATCATCTCCCACAAAGGAGAGTCACTACAAGATAAGATGCGTTCAATCATTCGCTTTGAGAAACATAAAAACTTTTCTAGGATGGTAGCATGAAAAAATATGGTATTAAAGTAAGAGTTATGGATGGAGAATACCGTTGGATGTTAGATCATTCCGAAGTTCTAACCGATGTTGGACCAATGTTATTTGAAACAAAACAAGAAGCCATTGACTTTGCAGAAAAGATGCAATGGACATTATATGAAGTAGACCTGTATCCTTATAAGGAGTTTTAGTATGTTAAAAGAGTTAGTGCCATCAACAGATCCAATACTTAAACAGAGTACAGTTTCTTTTGATTTCGAAAACCCACCAATGGATCCTATGGATCTGGCTGAAGAAATGCGTTATAATATGATTACGCATCGTGGTATTGGTCTTGCTGCACCTCAGATAGGTTATAATTATTCTGTATTTGCAGTAGGTAACCCTGATGTGAAAGAGAGTATTCTTGTATTCTTTAATCCAAAAATCGTACACTACTCTGATGATTTAGTTTTAATGGAAGAAGGTTGTCTGTCATTTCCAGGAGTTACTTTTAAAATTAAAAGACCTTCTGATATAAGAATGCGTTTTACCGGAGCCACTGGTATTACAGAGACTATGAGGTTTAACGGTATGACCGCAAGAGTGGTGCAACATGAGTACGACCACCTACACGGAATTACTTTTGATACGAAAGTAAATAAGTTTCATTTAGAAAAAGCAAAGAGGAGGAAGACGCTAAATAATCGCAAGAAGCGAAAAAACCACTTGACAAGTGCGTGAGAATATGATATAATGGTACGCATATGATGAATAATTATTGTAATTGTAAAGGAAAGTATAAAGATGAGTTATGAGACAAAATATATTGGAGAAAAATCAGGTGAAGCATTCTTTTATACGTTTAATATAAAGGTTCCCTTAGCTCAGTGTTCGGATATATTTGTTTCTAATTTAGAAAATTATAAAGAGAATACATCCGATAATACGATAAACCTTGATAGTGATTACTATCCAATTCAATATGCTGGATACTCTAGTGGAAAAGATTCTGGATATATTCATTCTTCTAATGTTGAATTAGAAATCTTGAAAGATAGAGAACCTGTGAATCTAAATTATCTTTTAGAAACTTTTGAATCGGTACGTTATGTACATTATCAGCCTACATTAGAAGATGCTGCAAATAAAGAATACAATTATTTGAAGGACAATGATGCTAAGGACAATCCTCTATTTTTTAATCAAACTAATGGAGGAGGTACATACACAAAAGGCGCGGCCGCACAAAGACAGGAAAATGAATTGCATGAAAAATATTTTGATGCAATGAAATCTAAAACTTCATACGAAAAAGATAGAAAAAATTTTTGTAAAATTGGTGAATGTCAATTCCAAAAAGTTGATTCCCAAGAACTATTAAAAGTTACTAGACTTAAAGATGAGCCTAGAGCTATAAACGAATCGCGTATTCTTCAAGTTAGAAAAGATTGGTTTGTTTCTAACAGTATTGAAAAAATGAAAGAAGACTTGACTGTTGATAATTGTACTGAAAAATGGCCGTACATTTTTCGTGTACAAGACGCTGAGTTACAATTTTGCGAAGAAAAACAACAATATGACATTATCAGGAGTAAAGGAAGTTCTTTATATTTGAATGGTGTACATAGAACTACAGCAGGAATTGAGCATCAGTTAGATATCGAATGGAATGTCATTGAAATTCCATATAGTGAAATCGATAAAATGTCACAAGCACAAATACAGAAGTTTGCGCTCCTGTTTAATCCTAGAAGGGAACGTGAAGAAAATCCTTCCGAACTAGAAGATTTAGTCGAAACTTATATAGCATGTATTGTACAAGATGAATTGTACACATATGTCGGAGATAAAAAGATACCTGTTTACAATCACGAGAGAATAGCGTCTTGGCTGGATAAGATGAATGTTTCGGGAACTTTTAACAAAGGAGATAGGAGAAAGTTACTTACGTTGGTTAAAAAGAAATATTCAGAAACTTACGATGAACTTGGAAACTTATATTCAAAATATTCTGATAATAAAAAACATTGTTCTTGGAATAAAAACAACACTATTTTACCCTGTGTTGAAAAGGCAATAAAACATTTTGATGAATTGAATAAGAATTCAGAAAAATCTGAATATGAGAACCATATTCAAATCATGATTAGACAGTCAATAAATAATTTTCAGGTAAACCATGTGTTAGAAAAGGTGATGCCTTACTCTAAAAAAGAAAATTTAGACTATGTGACTTTTTATCTGGCTCCATATATACCGACTTGGAACGATAAAAGCGATTATTATGATCGAACAAAAGAGAAAACACAAACACATAACTTTGATCAAGCTAAAGAAAAGTGTGAACACTATCTAAATCTAGAACATAAAAATACTGAGGGTAGAATTAATTATCGTTGGGTAAATCTCTCAAATGATAGAGACGTAATAGAAACATATCCGAATCTTACCTCTTTCGATGAATTGGAAAATTTCAAATTTTACGAGAGTGATGATTCGTGATCAGAACTCTCTTACAAGATGATATTAAAAACAACGTGCCAGACAGTGAGGTTGCCGTCTTGCTGTCTGGTGGCGTTGACTCTATATCAGTAGGTCTTGCAGCTTCTAGTATTGGTAAAGAAGTTCATGCATATAGTTTTCATTTAGATACACAGAAAAGTTCAGATTTTCTAAAAGCAAAAGAAGTATCTGAAATATTGAATTGGAAATTTACTGAAGTGATTGTATCTACAAAAAAAATTGTTGAAGATTTTAAATATCTAGCAAATAATGTGCGTTGTGAAAGAAAAACTCACTTTGAATGTGGATTTCCATTTCTATATGTTTATCCAAAAATAACACAGAAGTATGTATTAACCGGATGGGGTGCTGATGGTTATTTTGGAGTTTCTAGAAAGGCTATGAAAAGATATTCTTCTGATAAGAAGTGGGATTTTTATGTGAAATGGTGTACAAAAAACAATAATACAATCAAAGGTAAAGATAGAAAAGATGGATTTGATATTTACAGAAGAGAGTATTTAGATGGTGATTGTGCAGGATTGAAAATTCATACAAAAATTGCAACAATGCACGATAAGATACATGTTACACCATACTTAAATTCGGATATCAGAAAACACTTAATGAAGAAAAGTTGGGAAGAACTGAATAAGCCTGTAGAAAAAAATGAAATTAGAAAAAGTTTTGAAGAGTTTCAATTATTAGGAAAGGTAAAACCTCATCAGAATCTTCATCTTAATGCTGGTATAGATGATGTATTTAAACCACTGCTAAATAATTCAGATATTAATTTGAATGAAAGGAAAAGAATGATGGATGTGTGTAGAGATTGGTATTTAAAGAATAGAAGTCATGATGTATCAACCCTATAATTTAAAAGATGTTCATGAAGCATCTTCTCAAAATAAGTTCAGTGTCATCTCCACCTTCGCGGGTGGAGGTGGTTCTTCTACTGGTTATCGTCTTGCTGGTGGTAAAATTCTTTGTGTAAATGAATTTGTTGAAGAGGCTCAAAATACTTACCGAGAAAATTATCCGGAAACACCTATTCTACCAGGTGATATTAAAGAACTTACTGGACAAGACTTTCTTGATCGAGTAAATCTGAAACCAGGTGAACTTGATATTCTTGATGGTTCACCACCATGTTCTGCGTTCTCTGTTGCAGGTAAGTTATCTCATAATGTTCATGAGGAAAAACATTCGAATTTGTCTTCACATATCGAAGATGATATTATTGCTGGTGTTCCAGGATTTACTGTAAAAAAAGTATCGGGTAAACATTCTGATGGCTGGGGTCAAACAAAAAACTATTCTGATGGTAAGATGGTAGAAAACATTGAAGATTTGTTTTTTAAGTTTTTAGAAATTGCGAACGGCATTAAACCAAAAGTGATCATTGCAGAGAATGTCGCGGGTCTTACTATTGGTGAAGCTAAGACTTATCTAAGCAAAGTAATAAACATGTTTGAAGATATTGGATATGACGTTTCTTTTGAAGTGCTAGATAGTAGATACTATGGTGTGTCTCAAACAAGAACCAGAGTATTCTTTATTGGTATTAGAGAAGATGTTGCTGAAAAAGTCGGTATTCATCCAATGACAATTAACAGCCTCTTTCCGAAGAAGTCTGATAAAGTAATACCTCTTAAAGATGCTTTGGTTGGTTTAGAATATGATGAAGAAGAAGTGAAATATCTTACTGAAAAGTTTAGTAATACAGCTTACTGGAAACAAACTGGTAGTAAAATGCCCGTAGATCCAGAAAAGGTTCTTACTGGTATGGATTATCATCCCAAGGGACACCACTTCAATCTGAAAAGAGTTTCACAGTATCAACCTGCACCAACACTTACTGCGATGGGTTCTGGTGAAACGACAGCTGGTGCATTTCACTGGTCTGAACCTAGAAAACTAACGATAGGTGAATTAAAAAGAATACAATCATTACCCGATGATTTTGTTCTTACTGGAAAATGGAATCAAAAAGCAGAACGCATTGGTCGAATGGTACCTCCACTGGTATTAAAAGCAATTGCTGAATCTGTTTATAAAAATGTTTTAGAGGTATATAATGGCTGACTTTACTTTTGCTCATAGAGAAGAAGGTTTTGATGAACACATCAATTGGAGTATTCGTGGATATCAAAATCTTTTAAATGATGTAGTATCTTTTTCAAGATACTTTATTGAAGATGATACGAATGTTGTAGATATTGGATGTTCTACTGGTAAACTTACTCAGGCTCTTATAGAACATAATAATGACCTGATGCCTAATGCGAATTATATTGGAGTAGAAATTGCAGAAGGTTTTCGTGAAGCTCTAAACGATAGATCTTTCACATGTATTCTAGATGATATTCGTAATTATGATTTTAAAAATTGTTCTCTTGTTACATCTATTTTTACACTCCAGTTCATGCCTAAGAAAGATAGACAGACTGTTATTGAAAAGATATACGACGGTTTGAATGTCGGTGGTGGTTTTATCTTCTCAGAAAAAATTGACTGTGTGAATAGTAGATTACAAGATATGATTACATTTAATTATTATGATTTCAAAAGAGAACAGTTTGGCACTGAAGATATTATGAATAAAGAAAGAACTCTTCGTCATATGTTAAAACCTAATACATGGAAAGAGATCGAAGAAATGATTTTAAATGCTGGTTTTAAAACAGTAGAACAGTTCTGGAGAAACCATAACTTTCTCGGTGCGATTGCCATCAAGTAGCTCTTGACATTGAATCCTATATATGATATAATGGTAAGCATAATGATGGAGAATATGTATTATGGTAAAAGAATCTACGAAATATGAAAGTTTGATCGGTGTAAAAGAAAAACCAAATTCTGACTTGAGTGATTTTCTTCCAGAGCTCGATGAATTAGAAACTGGTGAGCCATGGAAAAAACACTGGAAAGAAATGCCAGAGTTTGAAAACGACGCGAATCATCCATACAAAACAATTCAGCTACATTTTAGAAATAAAGAAGACTTTGAAGAGTTTTGTCGTAAATACAAATCTGTTGATGATGAAATGACTTTTGGACCTAAAACAAAAAGCATGTGGTATCCTAAAATGGATATAACTAAAAACTCTTTGTTGAGATGGATAGAAGATGAATCCTAATCATCCTGTCTATATCATATCAAAGGGTCGTCATGAATCCATGCAGACTTCACGAAGTCTTGCAAGAATGGAAGTACCACATTTCATTGCCATTGAACCACAAGATTGGGATAATTATACAGAAGCATTAAACAAATTTGATATTAAAGATTATGTGACTTTATTGGAATTACCCTTCAGTAATCATGGTGATGGACCAGGTAGAGCTAGAAACTGGTGTTGGGATCATTCAATTGAAAATGGACATGAATATCATTGGGTTCTTGATGATAACATTCAGGACTTTTATAGACTACATAAGAATGTAAGAATAAGAGTCGAGAGTGGTGCAATCTTTAAAGCCGCAGAAGATTTTGTAGAAAGATTTGAGAATGTTCCTATCTCCGGTTTTCAGTATAGATTTTTCATTGCACCGAATCTAAAGTATCCGCCTTATGTTAAGAACACGAGAATATATTCTACACTGCTAATTAGAAACGATTGTAAACATCGTTGGCGTGGTAGATATAACGAAGAC